ATAATTCCATAAGAATCAAACATTAGGAGTGCTATAGATATGGCGACACAATTAAGTCCGGGAATCAACATCAGCGAAATAGATCTTACTTCTTCTACTGCTGCTGTATCAACATCTATCGGAGGAACTGTAGGTAATTTCAGCTGGGGTCCAGTAGATCAAATTACTGTTATCGACAACCAAGAAACACTAAAAAGAATTTTTGGTAAACCAGATGACACAAATTATCTAAGCTGGTTTTCTGCTTCTAATTTTTTAGATTACTCAACAACCCTTCTTACTGCAAGAGTAGTCGCATCTGACGCACTCAACGCTACTTCTGCAGGCAGCGGATTTTTAATCAAGAATGACGAGAATTATGAGTTTGTTCGTTCAGCAGGAGCTGGCGAAGGACCATGGGCTGCAAGATTTGCGGGAGAGTTAGGAAACTCTATCAAAGTATCAATCTGTCCGGCAAGTTCTAGCGATTTTGGAACTTGGGAATATAAAGACTTATTCGACACCTTTCCATCATCTTCCCCTTATGCTTCAAATAGAGGAGCTTCTAATGATGAGCTACATATCGTAGTAGTCGACGTAGACGGCAAGCTTTCTGGAACTTCTGGCGCTGTTCTTGAGAAATATGCCTTTGTCTCCGCAGCAAAGGGAGCGAAAAAAGAAGACGGAACTAATAACTACTATCCAGATGTCGTCACTAGATCTTCTAGATACATACACTGGCTTTCTCATCCATCAGACTTTACTGATTGGGGACAAGAAGCTGCTAACAATATAAACTTTATCGAAGCACCAACTACAAACTCAACTTTAGCAACAGTAGCTGCAACTCTCAACGGAGGAGCGCAAGGAACTGCTGTCGCTGACGCAGAATTGACTGCTGGTTGGGATCTCTTCAAGTCAAAAGAAGAGATTACAGTTTCTCTTCTAATCTCAGGAGCAGCAAGCACTACAGTAGGACAAGCAGTAGCTGCACTGGCGAGCAATAGAAAAGATTGCGTTGCATTTTTATCTCCACAATACGCAGATGTAGTGAACAACCCAGACAGCGAAGCTGCTGATGTCGTAACTACCCGAAATACGTTAAATGTGAATAGCTCATACGCAGTAATGGACAGCGGATGGAAATATCAATATGATAAATTCGCAGACGCTTATCGCTGGATGCCTTTAAATCCAGACATCGCTGGACTGTGCGCTAGAACTGACAGCAATCGTGCGCCTTGGTTCTCTCCTGCTGGCGAAACTAGAGGAAGAATCCAAAACGTAGTAAAATTAGCGTTCAATCCAGACAAAACAGAAAGAGATACGCTATATAAAAATGGTGTAAATCCAGTGTTGAACATTCCGGGAACTGGTCCGATTTTATTCGGCGACAAAACTATGCTAGCAAAACCAAGCGCATTTGATAGAATCAATGTCAGAAGGCTGTTCATTGTTATTCAACAGACTATCGAATCTGCTGCTAGAAACGCTCTATTCGAACTAAACGACGCATTTACCAGAGGACAATTTCTTGCTTTGGTTGAACCATACCTTTCAAGAGTGCAGGCTCAGAGGGGCGTAACTGACTTCAAAGTAGTTTGCGATGACACGAACAACACTGCTGAAGTAGTTAATAACAACCAATTCGTTGGCGACATATATGTAAAACCATCAAGAAGCATCAACTTCATCCAACTGAACTTCGTAGCGGTAAGAGATGGCGTAGAATTTAGTGAAATAGTGGGGCAATTCTAAGGAGAAATAAATGGCTAACTTCAATATAGCAGACTTCAAAAACAACTACATGAAACACGGCGGCGCAAGAGCTGCTCTGTTTTATGCAACAACAAACTTTCCTGCAGGAGTAGACGGAGCTGCAGCACAAAAGCTTACTTATTCTTGTAAAGCTTCTCAGCTTCCTTCAACTGTAATCGGAAAAATTCCAATTCCTTTCCTAGGAAGAAAAGTGAATGTAACTGGCGACAGACAATACGAAGAAGAGCTACAGCTAACAATTATCAACGATGAAGACTTCTTAGTTAGAAAGGCGTTTGAAGCTTGGGTTGAAATTATCCAAGGCGCAAAGAACAACATAAGATCAGCAGAAAGCATCTATACTACTTCTTCTTTAGTGCAAAAAGACAAAGCGCAAAGAGATATTTTTGAATATACTTTTTATAACTGCTTTCCTACTAATATCAGCACAGCTGAAGTAAGTTGGGAATCGACAGATCAAGTTCAAGAATTTACTGTGTCGATGTCATATGACTATTTCGAGTCTAGAACATTAGCAGAACCAACTGATTATCAAAATCAAAACCAGTAATGAATGAGCTTCGACTTCTCAAATCTTTATAATGCTCTAAGATCTGCGGGAATCACATTTGACGGCGCAAGGCCGTCTAGATTTATTTTAGTTTTGTGGTATCCTATTTTTGGAACTAGATCCGCAAGAGGAAGCGCAAAGAGATCAAGCGAAGCTTCAAATAGCTTTCTAAATACAGTAAAAGAGGCTGCATACATCGGAGGCCAAGTATTGGGCGCAGGAACTTCTGTTATCAAAACTGCAAGAACTGTTTTACAATGCAAAGGCGCTCAACTTCCACAATCTACCATACAAGAAATTGCTGTTCCTATTCCGGGAAACCAGAAAGTGAAGCTAGCTGGAGACAGGCAATTCGAAGAACAACTATCCTTACAGTTATATAACGACGAAGACTTCACTATTAGAAATTCATTAGAAAACTGGATGAAAAATATCCAAGATAACGAGACTGGCGTCTCAGATCTAAACAAAAAGGATTCTATGCCAGATGAATATAAATCTACTGCTATACTAATACAGCTTGGTGGAAGAAAACTTACTCCTAAGGCAGCTGCTATTGCTGGAGCTGGTGTTGGGCTATCTGCAGGAAACGGGTTCGGGGGAAAGATTGGTGGAGGAATTGCTGGCGCCGCAACAGGAGCCGCAGCTGGGCTTGTCGCCGATGCGCTTGGAGTAAACATTCCTATGCCTGTATATTCTTATACTTTTCATGGTGTTTTTCCTTCTGTGATTGGCGCTGTAGATCTAAACTGGGAAACAACAGACCAAATAGAGGAATTCCAATTGAATTTATCCTATGATTATTTTGATATAGACCTCAATCCTCAAAATTTCCTTACTAATTTCTAATAAATAATAACATGGCACGCTTTTTTGGTTTTGAATTCGGTAAAAATAAACAAAAGGAACAGGTCGAAGACGGCAAACAGTCTTTTGTTCTTCCTGATTATGAGGACGGAACCTATAACACCGAATCCACTACTGGACTAAATCACGCATACAAATACAATTTTGATTCATCCTTCAAAAATGAGGCAGATCTTATTACGAAATATCGAGAAATGGCGATGCACCCAGAAGCAGAATTTGCTATCGACGAAGTAGTAAACGAAGCCATCACTTTCGATAGCAACAGAGCTATTCAGATTATGGTTGGTGATGACTTAATTATCACAGACAAACTCAAAGCAATTATTACTCGAGAATTTGAGAATATCTACAATATGTTTGATTTCAATCGTCAAGGATACGAAATCTTTAGAAGGTGGTATATTGATGGTAGAATTTATTTCCACAAAGTAATTGATATAAACGACCCCGAAGACGGTATACAAGAAATTAGACCGATTGATCCCAGACAAATTAAAAAGATTCGAGAATTTAATTCAGAACAAGATGAAGACTTGGGTGTAAGTCTAGTTAAAAACATCAAAGAATATTTTCTTTATAGCGAAAGCGGATTTCAACCATCTGCTCCACATACTACCACAGAGAATTCTGCTGGAATAAAACTTACTTTCGATTCTATTTGTTATGTCAATTCTGGTTTAGCAGACTCTAAAGCAAACCAAGTAATTGGATATATGCACAAAGCACTCAAACCCTTCAATCAACTAAGAATGATTGAAGACGCTATCGTAATTTATCGTATATCTCGTGCACCAGAAAGAAGAGTGTTTTATATTGATGTCGGCAATCTTCCAAAGATGAAAGCTGAACAATATCTAAACAATCTTATGGTGCGATTCAAGAACAAACTCGTTTATGATGCAGAAACTGGAGATGTAAAAGACGACAGAAAGTTTACTACCATGATGGAAGACTATTGGCTTCCGAGAAGAGACGGTGGTAGAGGAACAGAAATTAGCACTCTTCCTGCTGGACAAAATTTAGGAGAACTTGAAGACGTAAAATACTTTAGAGAAAAGCTTTTCAGGTCGCTAAATATTCCTGTTTCTAGATTGGAAACTACTCAAGGATTTAATTTAGGGAGATCTGCTGAAATTACTCGAGACGAATTCAAATTCTCTAAATTTGTTGATCGTCTTCGTATGAAATTTTCTACAATTTTTACTGACTGCCTTGGAACTCAACTTAGGCTTAGAGGATATATCTCTGAGGACGAGTGGGACATCATCAAATATAAGCTACAATTTAGATTCAACACTTCTTCTTATTTTAACGAACTCAAAGATAACGAAATACTGAAAGATCGTATTGATACAGCAAACCAGTTAGAACCATTCGTGAATAAATACTACTCAGAGACTTGGATTCGTAGAAATATATTCAAGATTTCTGATGCGGAATTTGCAGATATGAGAAAAGACTTCAAAGAAGCAGCAGCAGCGGAAGGCGAAGAAGGCGCTCTTGGGGGAATGGGTGGTGATCTTGGAGGCGGCGGCTTAGGTGGAGGAGACTTAGGTGGCGATCTTGGGGGAGCTGAAGAAGGTGGTGAAGACATAGGAGCAGGTCTTGACGCTGGAGGAGGAGCTGAATCGGGTCCACCAGCAGAAGAAGCAGCAACAATCTAATGAAGTTAAAGCAAGAACAAATCGAAATTCTTTTAGAAAAAGTAAAAGCTATCTTAGAAGATACAGACGGTCTTTTAACCGAAGCTATTAAAAAAGTTATCCGTAAAGGCAAAATTGTTCGTGCACCAAAGCCCGGTTATAAAAGAAAGGGAAATGTTTACGTTCGTGTCAATGCTGCAAAAAGAATTCGTAAAGCCAAGAAGCTAAAAAAATCTTGGAGAGCTACTAAAGCAAAAAGAAAAAGAACTCTAAACCTTACAAGAACTAAGAGGAAGAGAGCAAAGAGCGTAAGAAAAGGGCAAAGACTAAAATTACATAAATAATAATTATCAAGAGAATTTTATGAAATTAATCGCAGAAAAAGTCGAAGAAGCAAAATTTATCTTACAAGAAGATAAAGAAACAAATACTAAAAATCTATTCCTTGAAGGAATCTTTCTTCAAGCTGAAGTCGTAAACGGCAATCGCAGAAAATATCCTGTTGATATTTTAGAAACCGAAGTCGCTCGATACATGAAAGAACAAGTCGAAACTAAACGAGCTTTTGGTGAGTTGGGACATCCCGACAATCCTACCATCAACCTTGATAGAGTAAGCCACTTAGTTACTGAGATTAGAAAAGAAGGAAATAATTTTATTGGTAAAGCCAGAGTGTTGAACACTCCAAACGGCAATATAGTCAAAAGCCTAATTGAAGAAGGCGCATCATTAGGTGTTAGCTCAAGAGGTCTTGGGTCTCTTTCTGAAGAAGCTTTATCAGAAGGCGGCGTAGTGAATGTAGTTAATAATGATTATCGTATTTGCACTGCTGCTGATATTGTCGCAGATCCTTCTGCCCCAGATGCTTTCGTAAGAGGCATTATGGAAAACAGAGAATGGGTTTTTGTTAATGGAAAATATCTCGAACGAGATATCGAACAAGCCAAAACAGCAATCAAAGCTGTCCCATCTTCTAAATTAGAAGAGCAAAAGGTAATTGAATTTATAAAGTTTTTGACAAGTCTAAAGAAGTAAATAATGGGATTTAAGAATTTATAAATAATATAATAAAGGAATTATTAGGAGTTACACATGTCTAAGTCTAAAAGGGAGTCGCTTGATAAAAAAATCCAAGAGCAAATCGAAGGTGTTGAAGAAAACATAAAATTATATGAATCAACATTAGATAAGTTTTTCGGAAACAAAGGAATCTTGAAAGAAGAAGATGAGTTTGGAGAAGAAGAAGAAGAAACAGATGTCGAAATGGGATCTGAAGAAGGCGAAGGAGAAGGCGACCTCGAAGATTCCATCGAATCTGATGAAGAAATGATGGAAGGCGAAGAAGGTGAGCCTGAAGAAGAAGTCGAACTTTCTGACGAACAAATGGAAGAACTTGCTGATAAAATAGCAGACAAAGTCGTTAGCCAGATGGAAGGAGACGACGAAGATTCTGAAGAAGATGAAGAAGAATTCGACGAAGACGAAGATGAAGACGCTGAAGAAGGCGAAGAAGATTTAGAAGACGAAGGCGACGAAGAAGGCGAAGACGGAGAAGAAGACGAAGAGCTTGAAGAATCTATCGCAATCAACAACTTCTTTGACCAAGACGAAACTCTTTCTGAAGACTTCAAAACAAAAGCTAAATTCCTATTCAAAAAAGTCGTGAGCGAACAAGTAAAAGCTTCTCTGAAGGCAGAAAAGTCAAAATTACAAAAAGCTTATGAGCAAAAATTAGTCAAAGATGTTGAAAGCATCAAAGAAGATATCATATCAAAAGTAGACGATTATGTTTCATATTCTTCTGAGCAGTGGTTAAAAGAAAACAAACTTGCTGTAGAAAACGGAACTAAAGTTGAGATTGCTGAGCAGTTTATGTCAAGCATGAAAACTTTATTCGTTGAAAATTATATCGACGTTCCTCAAGAAAAGGAAAATGTTGTTTCACAACTAGAAGAATCAGTAACTGGTCTCAAAGGAGACTTAGCAAAAACTCTTCAGTC